GGGTTATATAGCCTCCTCCAGCCAAATTAATAAACTTTATATATATAATATTGGATTACAATTTACATAACATAACGTTTAAAATATAGTGGTACTTCATCTTCCGATGCGACCCCGTATTCGGCTTCTAGCTCATCAGCTATACGGTTAAGTATAGCGCTCAATCCTCCAGCATCTTCTGCGATTGATCTAGCTCGATAAGCGGAAATTTTCCCTGATTCAACTGGATACTCTGGTAAAATTAAGAGTCTGATACATCTAACTAAAGATCTTGTATTCATGCCTCCAACCATAGTTCTTCCTAAGAATGTTACTTCTCCTGGAATAGTTGAATATTCTGTCTTGTCCGGGTTGAAAACCCAGCCAATCCTGTTTGCTACTTCAGCAAACTTTTCGGGAGGAATAAAGTCATCGTCACTTGAAAGAGAGTCATCTCCTTGTGTGTAACATAACTTCGGTCCATCGTTCTTAATAGCTCTCCAAAGATATTCAATTCTTAGTCGGTTAACTATAGAACCAATAATCGATGTAAAGTAACTACCGGATGGTATTCCTTTGTGTACCCAGTAATATTTGCCATCTGGCCCAGCAATTTTCTTATGTATAAAGAGTTGCTTAGCGATAACAAATGCAATAGCCGTCTCAACATTTGGGAAATCAAGCTTCTCCAAAATTATTTGAAATGCTGCGTTTATTTCGAACCTGCTAACTGTAGCATCGAATTGCTTCCAATCGATTGCATATAGCCATTTGCCTGCTCTTGCTGCTTCTGAAAGTACTTTTGGTACGCTGTCTAGTGGATTTCTACCAATATGGTAAAATGTGTTGACTTGTGAAAACGTTCTGATCAATGGATCAGCAACTACGCCTTCTAATAAGATGTAATGGAATGCTCTACCCCATACGTTTCTTACCTTTGTCTTCTCACTGAGATCGGTCAGTTGTGTGCGAGTGTATCCGACGTCTGGAACCATGCTTTTAATGGTGTTCTCGAGTGCGGGAATTCCCCGTTCTCTCACATCATGTACTATGGCTCTAGCGCGAGTAATCGCCCTCATGTGGTTTTGGCCACGAAAGGGACCTTTGGTACCGTTGTAGTCGTAGCCCGCCGCTGTGGACGATTTGTAGCTCACAGAATCTAGTTCTGTCAGTACGTCTAATGCCCTCACCTTAGGAAGGCTACTTAACCCAGTTCTAACCTCGTTAAAACACTTTGTGTATAAATCGAGATCAATGTTTGTAACTGGAATGTCGGGAGTTGCGTAATTTAACAATGCTTCCAAATGCCTCTCATGGGAGTAATAACTCCGAGACCAGCCGAGGATGTATTGGTCGTGCAGCTCCTTGTTAAATCGAATGAGTTTTGCTCTCGCATACTCATCGAAATATGTGTGTTCAGGCTCTCGCCTGATGTTGTAAGTATGGGTTCCTGGTAATCTTACCATGTCTCCATGGAAGTCCGTAAACTCGTACTCACGTAATGCGTTCAGATCCATGAACGGACCTGTCGTGATAATAAATAAATATGAATTATCCTTTACGAGACAACGCAGGTCCTTTGACCTGCTATCCGAAGG